TTTAGATTTCATTTTACCTGTTCGATATGCTACATAATCATCTAGCGATTCGAACTGCAACTTAGGCATGTTTTGTCTACGCATTTGTTTGTTGTACTGTCGCCAATCGATTTCCATTTTAACCATGTCAATCTTCTTGGCTTTTCGCTTCTTGCTAGTGGGTGCGTACACACCCTTTATGAGGTGCATACTCAAGCTGGCACACCTCCATATCTTTGTTCGTATATCAAGTTTACGAACGGCAGAGATGCTCCAGAAAGCCGCACTGCGGTCTTCTTTACGTTCTCTTCATCATATCTATCGTGGGCGCATTCCAGTATTCTGGCTTCATGCAACGCCTCATCTACCAACAACTCCAAGCGACTTTTTTCCATAGTGTGCTTCCTTAAACGATCTAACTGCATTGTGTATTTGTTTGGGGTACGTACCCTCAAACTTCAAACCATCTCTATTAGTATTAGAGAGTAGATGCTTATGATTATGCACTATTTTGTCCCAATTGTCAAGCATTTTCTTTGTCATTTTTGAAAAATATTTATCAGATATGATTGGGCTATCTGACTCATAGTACGAGTATAATGCCATTAGATACAATGGTATTACAGCATTGAGGTCAGTGTCGATCATCTTTAAATATTCAATGTCCAAGAGATCATCCTCTGCCAACATTAAAACTCCTAGATCGTTTCTGGTAGTACTATTTATCGATTCATCTAGTTCAATTTGGTCTAAAATTTTTTAATAAACTCACATTTTTTTACAGAAATGCACTAGTTCGGACATTTTTTTGTATAAATAACACATGGGTGCGTGTGAATGTGTATAACACAAGAGGCAAGTGTGATAGTTAGAAAACAACTCACAGAAGGAAAAGCTGGGGATGCATTTTAGATGCAGGTGGGGTTCCTCCCAGCCACGCAAACTTTGTAAAGGGTGACTCATTGAGTCGCCTTTTACTCTATCTGGGTGCCGACACTTCTCATGAAAAAGTCTGGAGTGAATCCGTCGAAGCCACTGCCCTCATTCAACAGATTACACATTTTCTCAGCCAGATACCTTTTGCCTGTAAAGTATACTTGGTGCCCACTGGGCTGTTCTAAGACGCAGTACTCTTTAGATTCACCTTCTACTTTATAGTTTTCCAAATCACTTATCCTTCAGTTTCTCGGCAAGCGCATCAATGTCTTTGCGAAGACTATCAATCTCTTTAGCCACATTTGGATATTTGGCTCGCCAAGCGATGCCTTCTTTATCTAAGATGTCAATGCCATAACGTTTTGTTGCCCATTCTGCAATGTCATCAAATCTGTCATAACACCAAACTCCAGCTCTCGTGTCTTTGAACCATTTGGTAGATGCCGCACCTAACAATGATCCTGCTACATTACTTACTATCCACAGCCACATATTGTTCTCCTTATTTTAAGCCCCCGAAGTCGGGCTTTTTGTTTTGTTTAGATCGGTATGATAGAACATTGTCACTCGCTGGTTTCTCTGCATTCATTCTCTCTGAAAACGATGTTCTGTCCATTACTGGCTTTGCATCGTCAACTAGACTTTGAGCAGACTCCTCTGCATCATAAAGTTTCATCTTGGCACGGTCAATGCCGATAACAAATCTCTTTAGAGTGTTTGTGTCACCCCATCGATTTTTCAATTGCTTGACCATCAACTGACCAAGCCCCTCAAGTTCTTCTGTAGAAATCAATCCGAACATGAAGTCAGCAGTTGCTGGCAAACCAAAAGATTCTGACGTATCTTCTAGGTTCAAGTCAGAACTACTATAACCAGTACGAGTCGTTTGTGTAGCACTCAGAACTGGAACGTTGAACTCTACAGCCAGACCACGCAACTCTTCAGCAATAGCTTTGATAAGAGTGTACGAGTTCACGTTACCACCAGCTTTCATTCTGGCACTAGTACAGATATTTAGATAGTCGATATACACAATATCTGGCTTGAAGTTCTTCTTAAGCTTCAACTCATTCAGCAAGTGCCTGAAGTGTGCTGAACCCGCACTAGCAGTAGGAAACTCTTTGACGATCAGCTTACCAGTTGTCTTAGCTTTGACCCGTGCAATACGTTTCTCGTAGACATCTTTCGGCATTTCTGACAGAGAGTCAACAGTAGTGTTCAACAAGTTGGCATCAATACGCTCAGAGATTTTCTCTTCAGCCATCTCCATCGTGATGTACAACACGTTCTTGCCATCCATAAGATTAGCTGCCGCACAATGCGTCATGAACAAAGTCTTACCAACACCGGTACCAGCAAGAGCAATAGAGAGTGACTTGCGAGATAAGCCACCCTTTGTGATCTTATTGAACAAGTCTAGGTCGAATGGAACCTTGTCTTCTTTAGTGTGATAGAACTGGTAACGCTCTTCTGTATCTTCTAGAAAGTCATGACCAATACTCTGGTCAAACGAAACACCGAGAGCTTTAGACAACAGGTCTGGAATAGAACCCTTGTCTAACTCTTTGTGATGTCCGTCTAGTACCAGAATAGATTCACGTACTGCATTATAGATTGCCTTGTCTTGGCAGAATTTCTCTGTCGTATCAACAAGCCACTCGATATCAGTCTTTTCATCATATGATAATGCTTCAATAGTCTCTACAATCGACTTGTATTGATCATCAGATATATTGGTCTTTTCTTCAATAACTAGTTTCAGTGCGCCCTTAGTGGGCACACCGTTATAGGTATCAATGTAACTTGCGATAGTTTTGTACAGGGTTTTCTCAGTGAAGTCACCGAAGTACTCCTCACTAAGAAACGGTATTACCCTTCGCATATAATCTTCGTTATGCAATAGCCCCGCAAGAACGGTCGTTTCAATCATCTAAGAGAATCTCCTCAAGAGAAGTTGTTGGTTCGTCAGTCAGCATTTGACCAGATGCCATAGTATACTGCGATTTGATGTAAGATGCAAGATCAGTTTTCTCGAACATCATCAACCAGAACTCAGAACTATCGTGAATGTCTTTAGCCCGCAATTTATTGGGAGTAAGAACTTCACCAGTCTTAGGGTCTACAGCTTCGTACCAACCAACATTAGGCTTGACTAGATATCCACCCTTCTCTGCTACGTCCATAAGTCCAGACCACTTAGAGATACCGCCTTCGAATGTCACAGTCACGGGAATCTTGGACTTCTCACGAACATGGCGAGACTTCTCGATGTTGATGATGAAGTGGTAACCCATAATCTCAGTGCCAGATTTCTCTTGCTGGCGACCGATAATCCAGATAGCGTCAGACGAATAGTAAGCTCCAGTACCGCCAGACACGATGTCTTTAGGATATAAGCCAATCTCTTTGTACGTGTGATTGACAGCAATCAAAGGAATGTCTTTGAGATTCAGGTGAGGTGTGATCATACGGAACAATGACTTCATCTGCTTCGCACGAGACATATCAGCAACAGACTTACCGTCCATAGCATCCTGAACTTCTTTCTTCGATGCCAAGTTACCGATCGAATCGATGACAATACACACTCTGTCTGTTTTAGAGATACCTTCTAGCTGTTTCATGATATCGAACTTCAACTCTTCAACGTCCGTGATGGGCGTATGAACGACTTGAGCCATATTAACACCAAACGACTCAAAGTATGCTTGAGGCGTACCAAACTCAGAATCATAGAACAGAATAACAGCTTCAGGATACTTCTTCTGGTATGCGGCTGCCATAAGCAACGCAAACGCAGACTTGAAGTGCTTCGAAGGTCCTGCAAGCATCAGCAAGCCAGGAACTAAGCCACCATCAACACGACCAGATAAGGCTACGTTGATCATTGGCACCGGTGTGGGTGCCATATCTTTCTTACCAAAGACCTTCGAGTCCATGATTGCCGAGGTCAACTTAATAGTTGAGTTCTTGGCTAGTTTTTCCATCAATGACGACATATAATCATTCTCCTATAGTTAATTGCGATGTGACTATTATAACATCATCCGTTGTAGATGTCAAACAGTTTATTCTCAAAAGCTTCAATTTTTTCTGTGCGATTTGGCCAGAGGATGTATTCCTTCTCTGGGTTAGCTTTCAGGTTGTTCAGCAACGGCGTGATTGCATTGTACAACTTGTCTAGCTTAGTCTGTGTGTCTTCTGCCGTTGACGCAACTTCGTCAGCAGTTGTCCGTAACGCTTTTACTGCGGTCAGTTCGTCTTCATCGACTGCCGTAAATCCAAAGTCAAACATATCATCTGTCATGAGAAAAATCCTTCTAGTGAATTGACGTACTCTAGCTCCCATTTGATAGCATCAGATACTAGCTTCAGTGGTTCTTTGAACGTCTTGTTAAATTGGGTTTCATAATCTACATACTGATTCAGTGCAAACTCTTCAGGCAAGAAGTTTGTGAATGAGATCACATTCTCCATAAGAGGATTAGGCATCTTCATGTAACAGAACTTCACCTTGGTACCATTCTTGATTGCCTCTTGAGAGAGATTGGCTTTCTTTAGTTGCTGATTATATAGCAATGCACCCCGAACGTGAATGGGCGTGCCTTTCTTATATACAGTGTGTCGATCTTCCCACTTCTCGATGTCACTCACGCCACGAGGAAAAGATACCTCTTCTGGCCGCAACGACTTGAACTCTTCAAAGAAGTCTGCAACGAACTTCTGCAACTCTGCTTCAGTCGAGTTCAACATCAACTGATACGCCTTCACAAACTTATCACGCACCACTTGAGGAGTAGATGACTTGACAGCCTCGATGCCCATGATCTTGAGTTTGGGTTGAGCATATTGAACACCTTCATTGTTGTGAACGTTGAGGATGTATCGCTTCTTTGCCATCCAGATGCCTTTGTCTGCGATAGCTTCACGTGCCATAACCATACGATTGTCATAAGCATTCATCTGTGTGAACATCTTATCATAAGCCTTAGCCAAGATGGGAACAATCTTTTGCTCACATGCTTGATCAATAAACTTCACGGGATCTTTAGGGTTCACTGCATTAACGAGAGGTTCCATGTTCACGTATAGCGAATCAGTGTCCATAGCAATCACATAATCTTTACCATCAGACTTGAGAATGGAATTCATCGCTTCGTTCATAGCCTTCTCAGCCCACTTGATAGACAACTGACCAGACAGTGTAATGCCTTCTGCAATTCTCATATCGAAGTAACGGAAGTAAGCATTGCCTAACGCACCATAAAGAGAGTTAAGCAAAATCTTAATAGCCATCTGAGTATTCTCTAACCTATTTATCTCTCGGCTGAGTTCGCTAGTCTTACCCTTCTCGTAATCTTTTTGTAGCTTAAGCATATCGTTCTTAACAGCACGGCGCTCATCATACAAACCAATGATGATCTCAGGCATAACGCCACGCTTGTCTTTACGATACATAGAGCCATTGGCAGCTACAGAAACGTCTCGCTCACGCAACTCTGGATCAATATCATTCTCAAGGTAGTAGTCAACACCACTTGCAGTGAAGTCACCAGGGCCACTCAGAAGAGTTTCTGGTGACATGTTGTACTGCACAATCAAGTTTGGATACAGAGAGTTCAAGTCGAACGAGGTAATCCACTTGCTCATGCCAACGATTGGGTCTTTCACGTAGCCACCAGGATAAGGCTCTTTGTGCTTTCTGACAGCGGGTGGGATAGCAATCTTTTGCTGGCTCAAGTGACGATAGATGATTGAGTCCCAGATAGAAGTCGTACCGAACGTCTCCATGTAGTTGACACCACCCTTGTAGGCAACAGTCAACGCTAGGTTCATAAGACCAGTCTGCTTGTCAATCTTATCTACAAGTTGAACATCTCGAATGTTATAGTCAATGAACTTCTGGTAGTCGTTCTTGTACAGAGTGTGAAGACTGCCATGCTCGGCATAGGAAAGCTTCTTCTCACCAACAACAACAGAGGCAATGTGATCTAGTGTATACGATGCCTGAGTGCCGTAGCTGTACCCGAACTTCTGGAACAGATCAAAGTAGTCCATCTGTTGAACACCGTAGATTTCATAAGCATCTAGGTTCTTACCCTTGACGTTAATCTGACGGTACTTTGTAATGCCAAATGGAGAGAACTTTTTCACAGTCTCTTCACCTAGAATTCTAGTTGTACGATTAACCATGTAGGGGATATCAAAGAATCGTATGTTCCAACCAGTGATGATATCAGGACAGTTGTGCATCCAGAAAGTTAGAAACTTCAGAATCAAGTCTGACTCACCAGCACAGCGAACATACCGAATCAGCGCACCATCAAGCTCTAGCTGAGACTTAGACGAATCATAGCTATCTAGACCCCAAACGTAATAGATGTTATTATTAGAACTCTTGTATGCAATTGAGATGATTGGA